AAAAACATTTGTTGCAAGTTCATCAAGAAATCTTCTATTTGAACAAAATACAAATTCATTAAGAAATCAGTTCTTAAATCTTGTAAATCCTTATATGGAAGAAGTTCAAGCTAATAGTGGATTGAGTGCTTTTAGAGTTGTGATGGATGATAGTAACAATACACAAGAGACAATTGATAGAAATCAATTGATAGGACAGATATTTATACAACCAACAAGGGCTGCTGAATTTATTGTGCTAGACTTTGTTGTTCAACCGACAGGCGCTGCTTTTCCTGAATAGTTTTTAGGGAAATAGATATTTATTACTATAGGAGATAAATAATGGCAACAGTATCTAGTACAGATTTATTTTACACACCATATGAACCGAAATTAAAAAATCGGTTTATCATGGAGTTAGGAGACACAGGAATACCTGCTTTTACAATCAAGACGATGCAAAGACCACAAATAACTTTTGATGAAGTTGTTTTGGAACACATGAACATCACAAAGTATGTAAAAGGTAAAGGTAGATGGCAAACCATACAGATTACTTTGTATGACCCGATTGTGCCTTCAGCTGCTTCAGCTGTAATAGATTGGGTAAGACTACACCATGAAAGTTCAACAGGTCGTGATGGATATCAAGACACCTATAAGAAAAATGTTACCTTTCAAGTTTTAGGTCCTGTTGGAGATATTATTGAAAAGTGGACACTACACGGTACTTACATCTCAGATGCTGCTTTTGGTGATTTAGACTTTACTGATTCTAATCCTGTTGAAATTACATTAACCTTAAGATATGATTACGCTATATTGGAGTTCTAATGAAATACATATTTAAATTAATACTTTCTGCTGTAATTCTTTTTGGAGCTGTTCCTACTGTAAATGCTATGGAAATGAACATGGCGGGTATGGAAGAAATCAAAAAGAAGAAAAAAACCAAAAAGAAGAGAATGAAGAAAAGTAACAAGAAGAAGAAAAAAGGTTTCTTTTCAAAAATCTTCGGTTCTAAGTAGTACACAGTTATAAAATACTAAGGAGTTATAATGTCAGAACATAAGTTCCCTACGGAAGTTATAGATTTACCGTCTGCCGGAAAATTGTATTCAAAAGATTCACCACTTGCTGAGGGTAAATTAGAATTAAAATATATGACCACAAGAGAAGAAGACATATTGATGTCTGAAAATCTTATCACTCAAGGTGTTGTTATTGATAAATTATTGGATAGTCTAATAGTCACACAAGGCGTAAAACAAGAACAATTAGTTTTAGGTGATAAGAATGCCGTATTAGTTGCTGCACGTATTCTCGCCTATGGCCCACACTACACTTGTGAGGTAGCCAACCCAAATAATTTAGAACAAAAAATAGAACATACATTCGACCTCACAGAGTGTCCTTTCAAAGAGGCAGTCGATGGTGTTGATTATAGTAACAACTCTTTTGATTATGAAACACCAGTTGGAAAAAATAAAATAAAATTTAAACTCCTTACAGGTGTTGAAGAAAAACTAATTGAAAAAGACCTAGAACAATCCAAAAAAGTTGGATATAATTCAGAGATAACAACAAGACTTCGTTATACAATTACAGAAGTAGACGGTGATAATAAACAAGAAACCATTTCTGTGTTTTCACAAAATATGTTAGCTCGTGATTCTATGGCATTGAGAAATTACATTACTGAAATTTCTCCCGATATTGATTTGACATCGGAAATCCAAATAGGAGGTGAAGCTGTGAGTGTGTCAATCCCACTTACAGTTGAGTTTTTTTGGCCTAAGTCCGTCTAACAAATTAGACATACACCAATCTATATTTTATTTTATTTATGGCACACCTGGCTTCACATTTAGTGATGTCTACAATATGCCTGTCCATTTAAAAAACTTTTATTTACGAGAGTTTATGGATTTTAAAAAGAAAGAAAAAGAACAAATAGATAAAGCACAACCAAAACCACAATCGACAATCCCTCGTAGATTTTCTCCCAAATAACTCTTTTGTTTATATTTATTAATGTATATAGGAGAACTGTATCATGTCGTTTATGAGTAATAAAGCAATATTGAAAGAAGGTATAATTGACTCCATAGTCAAAAAATTCTTCTTGAAAAAGGCACTAAAAAAAGACAAAAAGTTTCAGAAACAATTAAAAAAATTAGACACGGCTCTATCTGATTTTGAAAGAGCAGCAAATGCACAATTAAAGAAGAGTGATCCTAATGCTAAACCAGTTAAGTTAGATAGGTTTAAATTATAAAATGGCCGAAGATCCTAAAAAATTAGCAGAAGCACAAAAAATAGCAAATGAAGCTTTAAGAGAAGGTAATGATTTAACTCGTACTTTTGGTAGGCTTTTACAAGATAATATTAAAAGTGCTGGAAGATTAAACGATTCAATCAAGAATAATGCCAATATTATACAAAGGCAAATACAGGATAGAAAATCACAAGCTAGTTTTACGGAAAGATTAAATAATGTAGAAAAAGATATAACTGATAGTCTGGCAAAAAGAGAAGGTATTGGAAAAAGATATTTTGGAAAAAATCAAGCATACGGCCAAAATTTAGTAAAACAAGTAAACACATCAATAAAAGGACTAGAGGGAGAAAAAGAGAGATTAGAAACCTTAATAAAAGTAGATGGCATAACAGGTGGATTGGTTACCAAAGCACAATCTTTTGCTAGGGCAATTACTGTAGGTGCGATATTTACATCTTTAGTTGCAGCAGCTAAAAAGTTTGGGGAAACATTAGATACTATTGGTCAACAATTTGGAAGTTTAGATGTTTTAGGAAAACCCGTTACAGATAATTTATTAGACTCACAGATAGAAGCCATTAAACTTGGTGGAAGTATACAAGACGTTGCTAGTATAACAAACACATTAGCATCAAACTTTGGAATGTCTTTGGAAGAGGCCAGTAAACTATCCGGTAAGGTTTTTGATACGAGTAAAGCTTTAGGGTTATCTGCCGATGAAAGTGCAAATTTATTTGGTTCTCTAACACAAGTTGCCAATTTATCAGCTGAACAAGCTGAGTCACTTGCTGAAGGAGCTTTTCAATTAGCAAGGCAAAGAGGAGTTGCTCCATCTGCTGTTCTTAGAGACATAGCTGGTTCTGCTGAAGAAATTGCTTTGTTTACAAAAGGTGGTGGGGACAATATAGCAGAAGCAGCCGTTCAGGCGAGGAGTTTAGGATTATCATTGTCACAAACCGCAAAAATTGCCGAGGGATTATTAGATTTTGAAAATTCGATAACTAAAGAGGTTGAGGCTTCAGTATTAATAGGAAGACAATTAAATCTTCAGAAAGCAAGAGAGGCTGCCCTTAGTGGTGATATTGCCGGTGCCATGGAAGAGGTGGTAAAACAAGTTGGTTCAGAACAAGACTTTTTAAATTTAAATCTTATACAAAGAAAAGCTCTTGCTGATTCCATTGGGGTTTCAGTAAACGAGATGGCAAAGTTGGTTGGGCAAAGTGATAAGTTGTCCTTGAGTGGTGCGATGGCGACTGGTAATTTTGGAGACTTGTTAGGTCAAGAAGGTATCAGTAATATATCAGCTATCGTTGGTCAATTTAAGGCATTGACTGCGAATTTAGTAAATGAATTAGGACCTACCATCGAGAAAGTAGTTGGTGAATTTAGCGAATTCGTCAGTAAGGGTGGGGGTGTTGAGGCAATCGGTGGTGCAATAAAACTTGTCGCTACTAGTATTTCAACAATATTAAATAATTTACCTTTATTAATTGCCGGATTTACGGCACTTAAAACGGTACAAGCAGGTGTAGCATTGTCATCAATTTTTCCAGCTTTAGCAAGTAGTGCTAAATTTGGGGGTCCAGTTGGTGTCGCAGCAACAGTTGCAGCCATACTTGCTGGTATGGCGACATTGAAAGCCGTAGCCGTAGATGACTTCACATCTGGTCCTGGTGGTATCACAACAATGATGGGACCTGCTGGTATATTTAGTTTAAACCCACGAGACTCTGTATTGGCAACAACCAATCCAATACCTGTAAATGATATGATGACAGGACCTGCTGGTTCAATGAACACAAATGCGAATGTAAATGTTGCAGTGGGTGGTAGAATAAGTGGTAGGGACATAATATTCTTTCAACAACAAGGTGCTGAATTTGCTGGTGGTGCTAATGGTGAGGGTATGGCATAATGGCATTAGAAAATTTAAAATCAGCTTATAATAATATAGGTAAAAATATAACCGATAGTGGTAAAAGAAGATTAGAAGCTAGACTTAGTATAGATAAAAAAGTTCAAGAAACTGAAAATTTATTACGAGGTCGTTTAGGTCCAGTAAACCCATTTCAATTAAGTATAGGCGATTTAGCTAATCCATTTTTAAAAAATATTGAATATTCTGCTCGGTCTTCGGTTGGCTTGGCTTTTGGTAATCTTGGAGATAATCCACCAGAACCAATAGAAAAGGCAGTTGATGCAGCCCTTGAAGCCAGATATGAAATACCAAAACCAGATAATCCACTATTAGGTGCTGTTATTGATGAGGCAAATAGAGCTATTGATACTGCAAAAGTAAGAGTCATACAAGAATTAACAGAGGCTGCACAAGTGCCTGTTCTTGGAAGACCTACACCGTTTTTCGATTTAGGACGACAACCTGGTGAGACTAATTATATTGACCTTGTTTCATTACGTCCTGTCACTAAAGAAAAAGTTGATGATCAAATAGCACCAGAAAAAAGAGGTGACTTTTATGTGAGAATAAAAGATTTAAGAGATAGCAATTTTATTTATTTTAGAGGTTATGTTACTGGTATAACAGAGAATGTGAGTCCGTCATTTACATCCACTAATTACATTGGTCGAAGTGAACCTGTTTATATGTATGAGAGAGCAGAAAGAGATGTTAGTTTCAATTTAAAGGTATATCCAGCAAACCTTACCGAACAAAAGATAATGTACGACAAACTCGATAAATTAACATCACTTGCGTATCCTGAATATTTAGATGATGGGAATGGTTTAACAAGAATGAAACCACCATTTACAGAATTATACATGGCACACATAGGAAAACGAGACAGAGGTCAGTTTGGTTTTATAAAATCAATCACATATACTGTAAATGAACAAGGTGATTGGGATGCTCTAAGGTCTTTAGCAAGACACTTTGATATAGCAATATCATATCAGATTTTAAGTAAAAAACCACCAGCATTAGGTGATAGATTTTACGGAGCTTACTAATGAGTAGATACAACAATACAACAAAAATCCAAAACAAAAATTTCGTTTCAATTGGAACATCTTATCTTCCTAAATTTAAAGAAAGTAATTCAGACATACTTCTAATTGCGACAGAGGGTGATAGATGTGATTTGATATCACAAGAGTATTATGGTACACCAGAATTTTGGTGGTATATAGCTTCAGTAAATAATTTAAAATCCAATAACATTGAGGCTGGGACTCAGTTGAGGGTGCCAGTTTCTACAGAACAATCAACCATAAAGTAAAATGGATTTATCAAAAAAAGTTTTTGGTGGGAATGTTTCCAAAGAGATAATAAAATATTTTGATGATTTGCAAAGGGGTGGTTTTGATGTCGAGTTAAGTCCATTATCTGAAATTCAAACTCTCGATTATCAAAGTTATCTTGGTGACAGAACTCCTTATGCAAGAATGTGGACTGCCGTAAATGTTAAGGAGGAAATAAATGATGGTGAGGGTTTTGATAAAACTTTTGTATATTCAATCAATGAAAACAGAGAAGGTTCTTACAATCCAAATGAGTTAGATTCATTACAGCAAGAAGCAAGACAATTTATCGAGTCTAGTTTTGGATTTGATGCAAATTATAGACCACAACTTGATAATAATTCTTATCTAAAACCAACTGCTGGTATCACATCAATCAACTCGAAGTCAGAGGGTGCGGTTGGTGCTCTAAGAAGAACAACTGTAAATTTTATTGTTCATAATAAACAAGACTTTGACAATATATTTTTACCTTTTTTTCTAAAACCAGGTGCTACAGTATTCGTTGATTTTGGTTGGTCTGATAAAGCCTTGTCTTTATACAATCCTGAATCATTAATTAGTAATGACAATCCATCAATGAATGATTTTTACAAAAGAGTATACGACACTACACTAGTTGAAAAAGATATTAAAAAAGGATTACAGACAACACTAAGTGGTCAAGTTACAAAATATGATGTCACTGTAGATGACAAAGGTTCTTTTTCTTGTACCTTAGAATTTGTATCTTCAAATTATGCACTTTTGGATAAAACTGTAAGTGATGATAACGATTTAAAATTTATTTTCAAAAACGCAATTGAAGAAATGCTAATGAATTATTATCTTAAAATTAGTAACATACGAGTAGAAACAAATGAAAAGGATGAAAATGCATACAAAAAAGTGCCTATAAGTGAAAGAAAAAAATTAGTCAATGATTTTTTTGATCTTGATGAATCAATTATAATTAGAGGTCAAATAGACACGCTTTCACTAAAGTCTGGTGTGTTTTATCATCAGTTATCAGCCGTCAAAGGTAATGAGGATAAGCTGGATGGAAAAGAATCACTTTACATATCATATGGTTTATTTGAGGACTTATTTCTTAATCAATTTATATCCTTTTGGGAAATAACCGATGATTCTGGTAAAACAATTGAGACTTTAAAAAGTGAAGAGCCTTTTTCAAATTCATTTAGTAGTATAAACTCTTATGTGAGATATGATGCCGATTTATTTAATTTAATGAGTAAAAAAGTGAGAAGTGACGATGAACTAACGAGTTTTTTATTTCCGGCAAATTGGGATGACACTTACAATAAAATTAAACCAAATGGTAACAATGGCACTGACGATGACATAAGAAAAAGAAGGATACCAATTAGAGATTTATTTATATCTGTACCGGTCATATCAGAGGCATTTGAAAGGTCTACTAATGTTAATGACGCGTTAGAGTTTATTTTTGACAAAATATATGAAGATTCTGCGAATATACTCAATATAAAAATGATGGCTAACAATGATGCCCAAACATCAATTACATTTCAAGATGTTAATGTTCAAGCAGAAACTTTTGAACAAAGTGATGAGGATATTTTGACCTTTGATTTAACCAGTGGAAACTCTGTTGTTTTGAACTCTGATTTGAAGTTTGAAACTCCAAAGGCCGGATTGTCAAGTATGATAGCTATTGGGAATATAGATAATTTAACCGTATTTGATGAACTGGAATTAATAAAGTTTAATTTTTTGAATTCAATTAATACAGAAAACAGAAAGTTAAAAGTTCAACATCTACCTTTGTATGGAAATCAACCTTCAAAGTTAAAAGCCTTAGATATCAAGATGGATGAATTCTTACTGAACGTTGAAAAAGGTTCACTTGATACTAAACATATAAAGCGTACTAAACTAATTAGGAATGACCAATTAAAATATAATGATTTTGTAAAAGAAAGAAAAAAAGCAATAGAAGATGCGAAAAAAGATAAAAAATCACAATCAAAAAATAAAACAAATGAAGTAAAGGTTACAGATTTACCATCTCAGACATCCGATGGTAAACAGATTTTTTATGCAAAATCTGAAAGGGACGAAATGCTTTTGAAAGCTAAAATAAATAATTTTGTAAAGACTCACGAAAATAGCATATCGCCAGTTATGCCAATTACATTAAATTTAAAAGTTTATGGAAATAACTTTTTAGGTATTGGTGATTTTTTCACTGTAAATTTTTTACCAAGTCATTATCAAGACAGAGTTTACTTTCAAGTTGTTGGAGTAGATCACAGCGTTGAAACTGCAATGTGGGACACCACATATACAACAGTAATGAGATTAAAATCCACAAAAAAATATACCACTAAAGTAAATACACAATCTGAAGAAAAAGAACCAAGAATAGAAAAAGATCCAGAATTTATCGAAAAGAAAGCCACAGAGGCTTCAGATAACGTAAATGCAAACCAATACAAAAACCAAGCACTGCCCTTATTTACAAAAAATATTATTAATGAAAGAGATGCACAGACTACATATATTAATAATCGAACAATAGGACAAGTTGACTATGGTCAAGATGTAATACCTGAGTTAGCAGTAACTTTTGAAACTCATGTGGTTAATGCCGAACATAACAAAGAAAAAGTTGAATCATTAAATCAAAAATTTATTTCAAAAACAAAACTGGCAACCACGATATCTTTTCCAGAAACTTATAACGAAGCCCTTTTAGCATATCATATAGCAATATCAAATTTAATGTTAGGTGATGAATTAATTGATTGGAAAAAAGTAAAAGATGATTATATTGATTCAGAGTTAGTACCGTTTGATAATGTTGGTTTAGTCAGAAGGGATGCTCGAAAACTAATACCTAGATTTGGAGCAATTGCTTATGAATTATCAACATTAGACAAGAACACTGAATTTAATAGAGTAATGGTAATCCCACGAAATATAAACGATAATTTGAATACAGGTGAATACAAAGACATACTAGGTTATTTAGATGATATTGAAGAACCCTGGTGGGAGTCCGACTTGTTCATTGATTTAGATGAAAATGAAAAACCAGTTGATGAGGCAATACAAAATATAAAACAAAATTTATCCACAGATATAGAACTCGGCCCAATTGTGCATAATGTATTACAAGGAGATGTAACTTATTCTGGTTATTTTTTCTTTTATGGTATGATTTGGGAGATACTAGAAGGTGATAACAATTTTGTCAATATAAATATTCAAGGTCCTTCAGAATTCAATTTGTATAGTAATATAGTTATACCAGAAAAATACTTAAAAATGAACAACCCTAAAAAGTTTATTGATAGATTAAGAAAAGATTATGTAATTAGAAGATTAGGTAATGTTGATGTGGAAGAATTTTTTACTAGAGTTCAAAAAGAAAATCCTGGTTTTCCATTTACTGAAGAAAATTTCAATGTTACTACTCAGTTCGGTTCACATGGTAGTGCTGCAGATGCAAGAGAAGCACTAGCAGCAGCATACACAGACAATGAAGGGAATCAATTTAATAGTTATAATGCTTACAAAAATGCTCGTGATGATAGATATGGCAGAACTAGGTCACTTGAAGTTAGAAAACAAGATTGGTTAAATAGAGATGATATTTGGTAATAAACCACTTGACATTTTATTAAATTACATGTAACTTAACATATGATTAAATTGGTTATCTCTAAACCTAACTGGTCTAAGTCTCACCCGTTAAATGACTTAGTTTTAGCTTACGATGCCATAGAACATAAGTTAGTTTATACTAATCACTATGAGAAGATGACTGTTAATATAGATTATCCAGCAGACGAGGGGATGTTGATTGATGATTGGAAAGCTGGATATTCTTATGATTTTGCTGGTCGGCCTAAGTATTGTGCTGATATCCTAAACTATTGGATGACCAACAAACCACTTGACCATATACAATGGGATAACTTTTACGACCAAGATGATTTTACATATTATTATCCACTAGACAAGATGATAGAACAACTATGTAAAAATGTTCCACATTACAAAGATATGGCAGATTTCAATA